ATTACCCGCAAGACCGAAGGTAACTCCAGTTGCGTCCTGTCCCCAAGTAAGAGCAGAACCACTAGTAACTGTAAAACCACCAAGAGTAGTAAATGATGGAGCAACTAAAGTATCTGTTGCACCTGCAAAGAGATAAGCTGAGTTATTCTCGATGTAGTTCTTATAGTAGATGTTCTCACTTGGAGTAATTCTTGCGTCAGTAGCCTTAGATAGGTTAGTGAACTTTTCAAGAATATTTCCAGAAATACCACTTACAGATCCATTGTCGTCAACGACAACAACGTGCATCTCGTCATTCTTACCATTTCTAGCATCAGCGTACTGGGAAGTACCTGGTCTAGGTGCAATGTTTTTCCAGAAAACAGTTGAATTTTCTAATCCAAGAGTCTGCTGATCGTACCAATCTACAGTACCATTATATTCTGCCTTTGGTTGCAGACCTTCACCCTTACCGTCTGTGTTATCTACTGCATCTCTTGTGTATCTAACGACTAGTGTTGTCGCTGCGAATCCAGCAGGTGCTGCAGTGTCTAGAATAATCTTACCAGTATCAAAACCAACAACTCTTGCAGAAAGAGTTCCGTTGAGTGTTTGTACTAAATCTCCTGGGAATGTTAGAGTCTCGGCTTTGATTCTTGACTGAGCTTCAGTATTATTTGTAAGAAGTTCGGTTGAACCGAGACTTACTGAAACATCGTTAGTAATTCTGAACTTCTCAAGAGAAGTTGCAGTTCCAACGTTATTGAATACCTGCCAGTAAGTTGAAGTTTCTCCAGCTACCTGAGCAAAGATTCTATTGAGTCCAGAATCTGTGTAATCGATTGCACTGGTAATTCCAGTTGCATCTTCAGTTCTGCTGAGCATCTTGACATCAACAGATCCAACATTAATCTTGGTAATGATACCTTTTGTGAAACCAGTAAAAGTCTTTACAGTTCCGTCTTTTGGATCAGCATAAGATGTTGTGAATCCGCAAGTGATTCCGTAACCAACGTCAAGTCCAAATGTACCAATTGAAACTCTTTGGTCAGCAGCTGAGTCGATGGTGCAAACTTTAAGGTTGTTTGCCCAAGTTCCAGCTTCTCTTGATGCGTAGTGCCAGTTTGAAGCGTCTGAGTATGAATTTGCGTAATCTTCTTGTGACTTGATCTTTAGGGAAAGAACAGTACCAGCAACACCTGCGTGTGCGTTGACAAGATTATCATCGTCTGCACGAATGACTCTTAGTGTTCCACCATAAGAAAGATAAGATGATGCACTCATCCAATACTCATATTGACCCGAGGTAGTTTGAGGTTTACCGAAGGTGTTTAGGAGGTCTTGTTCTGTTTCCACCAGTACAGGTTCTCCGATTGGACCTCTGGCAAAAGGACCTGCAATTGCTCCCACCTGATCGTTTACTGCATCAATTCTGCCTACAGTAAGATCAACTTCTCTAACTTTTACGCCTGGTGATACTAAGTTTAGCGACATGTCTTTCCCCTCTAAAGAAGATTCATATGACTGAAACTATTTAGAAATTTGGATGCTTCAAATGGGGAAACAGTGCATGAACACCCTACCAATCAGGATACTCCCAGTAAACTTGTTTATTTTTAGTTCTTGATATTTTAATTCTTTTTACTGTACACTCTTTACACTCATAAGAATATGCAGATGGTAGAGTACCTCGATCTTTTCTTGTTAGATAAAAATCATTCAATAAATTTTTTGTTTTGCCGCAAGATCTACACTTTCTTTCATTCAGAAACAAGTGTTCTAATTCAAATGACTCTTCAAAAGTCATTAGTGGTACTCCCACATATATGACATATCACCATATTCATCTGTTTTCCATATTGTTCCATCATTTTCTACGATAGTTCCTTCATCATCCAAACCATCGCTGATAAATCCAAATGGTGCCATGTCAGCTTCGATTTGATCTCTTTGGTCTTCATATATTTTTTTACGAACATCGTTGTCCGTCATTTCTTTGAAGTAGTCCTGTTGGACTAACCATGCAAATATAACAAGACACATTGCAAGGTCATCGTTACAACCTTCTTCTGCCTCAAATGAACCTGACTTTTGAATGAATGTGGTTAATTCACTGATTACATCTAGATCAGATACAAGTAACTTATCATCCTCAATCAGTGCTTTTAGATTTAGAGATCCAATCTTCTTTACGGTCTTGGACATCTTGACACCCAATTGTGTCTTCTTGCCTGAGAATCCCTGACCAACCACTTGACCTGCACGACCTCTCATAGAACACATGAGTATATTGTCATACTCCAAGTCCATATGAATGATGGATGCTACTTGATCTCCAATATCATTAACTTCTACTAATATGAATGCCTGATTATATGCCTTCGATACATCTCTGATGATGTTCGGAAACAAGATTGGTTTGATCGTATTATTTCTATACTTAGCAACTAATCTATAGGGAAATGACGTTGTGTCACATACACAAAATGCAGAGTAGTCTTTTTCTACACCTCTTGCAACGTCAACGGTAACGACATATGTATGATCTTCTTTTGGTTCTTCATAGATATCCAATCCTGCATTTCTTTTGATTGGATCATCATAAACAAGAGACTTTAATTTCGCTGCAGTAATCAAAGTATCAATAGATCCTAAGAACTCACACTCAAACTCGATTTTGAACTGTTGTTCGGATGTGTTCTTAATTGTTTGTTCTTTCCATTCCAAATCCCTACCAGGGACTTCAGACCAGTGAACGTCAGTTGGAATATAATCATTCTTTTGTTTTTCCGCATCATGCCACATACGGTAGAAGTGATTCATACCGTGTGGGGTAGATACGATGATTACTTTGGTGTTTTTACCAGAAGTAATAGTAGGATAAACAGAGGCAAAGAAGTCATCAGCAACGTGATTTGGGACGAACGCGAACTCGTCGAGAAAGAGGACGTTGAATGACATACCTCGGACAGCACTTGCAGACGTAGAAGCTGCCAATATCTTACTGCCATTTTCCAACTCCATCGATCCTTTGTTCCAGGCTATAATACCCTGTTGCATCCATTTAGGTAAGTTCTCGTATGCAGTTTGTAACCTTCCGAGAAGTTCTCTTGCGGTTGCCGCCTTGTTTGCGAGAATACCAATGTTGACACTATCGTTAAAAACTGCATAGTGCAAAAGATAAGATACCACGGTGGTAGACTTACCAGTCTGTCGTGGCATCTTACAGATATTAAATCGATTCTCATGAAATCGATTAATCAGTTTCTCTTGGAAATGATATGGATGGAATTGTGTTAAACCTTCGTCTAGCGAAACAATCTTGATATAATTGTTCGCGAAATAAACGGGATCTTCTTTACATTTGAGAAACTCAATAACCTGTTCCTCTGTAAATTCAATCGGTGTATTCGCTTTTTTTAGATTAGGATTACCAAGATATACGTCACTCATAATAAATTATCCCATGTGTGCTACCGAAGTTGCGTATATGTCAGTAACTGCCGCATCCACTTCTAAAGTATCTGTTGGTTCTTTATCGAGCATGATGGGACGATGGGGAGCAACATATACGCTACCCAGAGTAGTACCACTAACGTTCTTGACTGTAACTAGGTGAGCATTACCCCCAGCATGATTATGTTGGACAAGAACTTTTGTTCCATTATCAATATTCTTGCCGGTATTTGTAAGGACGGTTGCCTCTCCTAATAATTTTACTATATTCATATTACATGTTTGCTATAGAACCTATTACTTCCTGTTGTTTAAAGTAGAGTTTTAAATAAGACTTTGCGAACTCTCTCGCTTCAGTTAGAGTCATCTTATCAATCTCTCTAGATTGACGTTCGTACTCAAGTGCTTTGGTCAAGTTTGAAAGTTCGATGTCGTCTTGCATGATTAACTCCTTGTAGAAACAATAATTGGTTTACCTGGATCGGTGGCGCTGGGGAAGTAGTAACTCACCATTCCACCTGGGTAAATCTTTTCTACTTCGTTCTTAACTTCATCGCGGGAAGGTCTTGCCGTACCCTGGAAGAAAAGTTGCAAGCGATGGGACTTACCTCTCCATAACACTATTATAGTGTAAACATTACCATATTCCTGTATCCTTTGATAGTCTTCAGTATTCAGATACTGGACTTCTTCTTTTTTAGTCTTACTCTTGTTACCCCAATTCTTTGCACCAACTTTACGGCACTTGACTAGTGCTCCAGATGCATATGCAGAAGGCCATACAGAATAACGTGACTTGACCTTATGGTAACAAGCGTCCTTTTCTCCTTCCTGAATAGTCTCCTCATTGGTTACATAATCTGCAACTGTATCAATGTCGTCTGCAGATCTGGTAAGTTTTGCCTGAACCCATGCTTTGAGTTCGCCCTCTCCAGTTTCACCCATCTTTTTCTCAAGACGAGAAACTGCATTCTTGATAGTTGCTAATTGACGACGTGCCATTTCATATTCATGATCACCGTCACCTTCAAAGATTTCAGTTCTCCAATCAGAGTAGTTTTCTTCTGGTAATTTTTTAGGAATACCAGAACCAGGCATTAGTCTTGTATTTCTGATATACTCCGCAGGATTCAGATCTTTAGAATTGACCTTCTTCTGAAGTTTTTTATTAATTTCTTTTTCTGAAGCCATTTCTTTCAAGTTGCCTTCTAAACATTGACATGGATCATTACCACATACTGGACATGTTTCGAGTTCTTCTTTGAACTTCTTACCTTTTTTCATTCGTTTGACATCTTTGTCAACTTTTTTATGTAATTCTCCCATTCTTTTATCAGCTTCAAGAGCATCATCAAGAACGCCTTCACTCCTAGTTTTTTTAACACAGTTTGGATATCTCTTACCAAACATGGTCTTCATACCTTTCTTCTCATATCCCTTCCAACACTTCTCGTCAAGCATCTACTTCCAAGACCTTCAG